AATGGAAAATTTGAGAAGAAGTATGGGGGACTATTAACTTGAGTAAAGAAGTAACAGTAAAACATGAAACACTTACTTTAACATGGTGGATTAAGTGGGGTAGTAGTATTATAATACTAATGGCTATGATGATTCGCGCATCACAAGTAAGTCCTTTTTATGATAGTGTATTGTCTCTAATAGGTTGTGTAGGTTGGTTGATAGTGGGCATGAGATGGAGAGATAGAGCTGTAATAACAATTAATGTAGCCGCAGTAGTAATATTAGGGGCAGGTATATTAAGGAGTTTATTACTATGAACTGTTTATCTATATTATTAGCAGTCTCATTACATACAGGTATAGTAGGCGATTACAATGAGATACACCCCCATGTTAAGTGTCAAGTTGAAAATATAAGTTTTGGAACATATTATAATAGTGAAAAATCGATAAGTACTTATATGTCCTTCGATTTTGAACTACCAAAAATGAATATAGAAGTAGGACTGGCAACAGGTTATGAATTAGCTCCTGTACTGCCTTTAGTACGATTTAAAAAAGGTAAATTTTTCCTAACTCCAATATATAACCCTAAAGGAGATAATGGTTTTATAATTGGATTTGAACAAAAAATAAAATGAAAATCCATGAGATAGAGTTTCCAATCTATGTCATAGGTACAGAAGAAATAGAAGAAACAGACGGAGTTCTATTTGCCGATAATAAAGTAGTAGACGATAGAAATATGAGTGGAGACACTTTAGGCGCACGAAGATTACAAACAAGTTTACCTAATCTATATGCACTAAAATATATGTTGGAGGCTATGCCCAACTTAATGAGACATAGAGGATATAATTATATAGATAGTAAAGGTAAACTATTTAGCTACACAAAAAAAGCATTCTTTCCAATGAAGTATCACAAAATAGTAGCAGTAGATAAAAAAGATACAGCTTCATTATTATGGTTAGAAGATATTAACTTTCCAATAGAAGTACCAAGACCACCCGCAGTAGATTATAGATGGGCTGCAGTGATTTATAGAAATAACTTGCCGTGGTTCTTTTATGAGTACTCAACTAACTGGAAAAAAGACACAAAGAGAAAAGTATGACAAGTATGACAATAATGACACTATTATTAATAAAACATTTTCTAGCAGATTATGTTTTTAACCCAGCCTATGAGCCAACCGATAAACATATATATGGATCAACAGGAAGCTTAGCCCATGTAGGTATGCATATGTTATGGTGTTTCGCATTATTAGTAGGTTTTCTACCAGTAGGAACAGTTGCAATAATTACACTATTTGATGGTTTTATACACTATCATGAGGATTATATAAAAACTAAATATCTTCATAAAAGAAAAGGGTTACCCGATAAAATTAGAAGATGTATAACAGGAATGGATCAATTAGTACATATGTTAACATATGTAGCGATAGTATATTTTGTATCATGAAAGCAGTATTAAGTAATAGAATATACCTTACAGTAGATGAAAAACTGGAGTCTATGATAGATAAACAGTTAACTTATAAAATACCCTCTTATAATCCTTTAGATCCGCCTCAAGTTATAAAAAATATGGGATTTGTAAGAGCAGGGTTAGTAACTATGCCTATTGGTAGATTGGATTTAATCCCTTCTAACTATGAGATTGTAGATAAGAGAATGACAGTTCCAGTTAAATTTCCAGAATTTAAACTAGAATTAAGAGAGAGCCAGCAAGCAGTATATAATGAAGTAGAAGATAATTGTATAATAAATGCTTGGGTTAGTTGGGGTAAAACATTTACAGCGTTAGCTATTGCAGCGAAGCTAGGACAAAAAACATTAGTTATAGTACATACTCTAGCATTAAGAACTCAATGGGAAAGAGAAGTAGAAAAGGTATTTGGAATTAAAGCAGGAATTATAGGTAGTGGAAAATTTAATATTGACAGTCCTATTGTAATAGGAAATGTGCAGTCCTTATATCGTAAAGTTCCAGATATAATAAATAAATTTGGAACAATAATACTTGATGAAATGCATCATGTTAGTAGTCCAACATTTGCAAGAGTAGTAGATAAATCATTAGCAAGATACAAGATAGGACTATCAGGAACGATAGAAAGAAAAGACGGAAAACACGTGGTATTTAGAGATTATTTTGGACAAAAAGTCTTTATGCCACCAAAAGAAAACTACATGACACCTAGTATAGATGTAATACATTCAGATATTAGATTCATGGACGGAGCAAACATTCCTTGGGCTAGAAAGATTAATCAACTAGCATGGAATGAGGAATATAGACACTCATTAGCAATGATAGCGAGTGCTTATGCTTCCAAAGGTCATAAAGTTTTAGTAGTATCAGACCGAGTTGAACTACTAAAGAAATGTGCTGAACTCAGTGGAGACAGAGCATTGGTTATTACAGGAGATATTCCACATATGGAAAGACCCGATATGATGAAAAGGATTGATATTGATAAAGATATACTTTACGGAACACAGTCCATTTTCTCAGAAGGTATTTCACTAAACTCATTAAGTTGTTTAGTATTAGGAACACCTGTTAATAATGATCCTTTATTAACACAGTTAATAGGTAGGGTTATTAGAGAACAAGAAGGGAAAAAAGATCCTGTAATAATCGACATTAACTTACTCGGCAAGACGGCACGTAGACAAGCTAACAATAGGTTAGGATACTATATGAAACAGGGTTATGTTGTTAATCACCTTTAAAAATTTAGTTCTTGACAGAGTGTCATTTTTTTGGTATAATATATGATACAATATAATTGGAAAAAGATAAGAGAAGCAACCAATGGACTCTCGACAGAGGTTCTATTAGTGATACATACGCTTACTTACAATCTGACTCCTAAAAACTATCGTGATCCTTTATATAAATATTGGAACAAAGATTGGTCTGGATTCTCTTTTCTGGTAAACCCAGAAGCAATATTTGAACACAGACCAGAATACTCCGAAAGAGAATGGGTAGACTATGTAGCTTTAGCAAGTTACAGAAATATCAATCTTTTTAACGATAGCGGAGAAACAACACTAGACCTCAACCACTCTAGAGTGAGCGAGGACATTATTAAAAACAGCAGACTACTGAAGGTCGAAAACAACAAAATTAGATTTCGATACGAAGAAGTCACATAACGGAGAAAAATCATGGCTATTAAATTTGGTCAACTAGAAGGCAAAGCGAAAAAATCAAGTATTAATCAATTTGCTTATAGAGATGGTGATAACGTAGTAAGAATGGTAGGAGATATCCTTCCTAGATACGTTTATTGGATTAAAGGCGAAAACGCTAAAAATATACCTATGGAATGTTTATCATTCAATAGAAACACAGAAACTTTTGACAACAAAGAAAAGGACTGGGTAAGAACTTATAACCCCGAAATGAAATGTGGTTGGTCATATGCAATTCAATGCATAGATCCTACAGATGGACAGGTTAAAGTTTTGAATTTGAAGAAGAAGTTGCTTGAGCAAATCATGCTAGCAGCGGAAGATTTAGGTGATCCTACAGATCCAGAGACAGGTTGGGACATTTATTTCAAAAGGGTTAAGACTGGACCTATGGCATTTAATGTCGAATATCAGTTACAGGTTTTGAAATGCAAAACAAGAGCATTGTCAGATGATGAGAAAGCTTCTATTGAAGAATTAAAATCAATGGACGAAGTTCTTCCAAGACCTAGTGCGGAAGCACAAAAAGAACTCTTAGATCGTGTTAGATCTCAAGGGAACGAAACACCTGCTGAGGTGAGTAAAGAATTTTCAGCTACAGGAACTAAAAACCCGTGGTAAACAGAATTCTATTCACAGCAGATTGGCACTTGAAACTGGGACAGAAGAATGTCCCAGTTACTTGGGCTAAAAACAGGTTCGATCTGTTCTTAGAGCAGATAAAAGAGTTAGAAAACGAAGCAGATTTACATATTATTGGTGGTGATTTATTTGATAGAGTACCATCAATGGAAGAATTAGAGTTATATTTTAGATTTATAAGTAATGTTGGCATTAAAACAATCATATTTGATGGCAACCATGAAGCTACAAGAAAGGGAAAAACATTTTTTACTCAACTAAAGAGTGCAACCACTAGACTTAATCCTTTAGTAGAAATCATTGACGATATTTACAAAGGGGAACAGTTTGGTATCCTTCCCTACCGTGAGCTACATAGGAAGTGGCACATTACACAATTTAACAATAGGCAACCGCTATTTACTCACGTTAGGGGAGCGATACCTCCTCACGTAAATCCTGAAGTAGACTTGAAAAGGTTTTCACCTTTTCCAGTCGTCTTTGCAGGAGATTTACATAGCCATAGTAATACTCAACTTAACATTGTATATCCAGGTAGTCCAATGGCTACACAGTTTCATAGAACTAAAATAGAGACAGGG